ACTGGAGGGGTTACATGGACTGATTTCTTTGCAATGAGACCTACCGATTATTCAAAACCAGGTGAGGGTGAAAATTGGGATGATATATTTTAAAAAATGGTTCTATTATCTAATGGTTTTTTTACTTAACCTATATTTATAGTAAACAATTATACTATGTATATTTATAAAACTACAAATTGTATAAACGAAAAAGTTTATATAGGAAAAAGTGAAAAATTATTTAATAAAAACTATTATGGTTCCGGTATTTTATTAGAGAAGGCAATAAAAAAATATGGAAAAGGTAATTTTAAAATTGAAGTGTTAGAAGAATTACTTACAATTGATGAATTGAATGAAAGAGAAAAATATTGGATAGAATATTATTCAGATAATTCATATAATTTAGCTGAAGGCGGTACTGGTGGTTGGACAACTAAACATTACTCATCTGAACAAAAAGAAGCGTATAGTAAATTGTTATCATCAAAAAGACTTGGAAAAACACATACGATTGAAACAATTGAAAAATTAAAAAAAATGCATACTGGTAAAAAATTTGGAGATAGTAAAAAAGTTAGTGAAACATTAAAAAAAATATGGAAAGACCCTAATTCTGTATTCAATAGTTTGGAGTATAGAAAAGCAAAATCATTAGCAGCATCAAATCGTGTTTGGAGTGATGAAACAAAAGAAAAAATTAGAAAAAGTAAATTGGGTTCAAATAGTCCAGTTGCGGTTAAAATTGAAGTTGATGGTTTTATATTTGAAACAAGAAGAGAATGTGCTAAACATTTTGGTATAAGTGAACCCGCGGTTACTAAAAGATGTAAAAGTAAAAACTTTGGGAATTGGAAAATTATTAAAAAATAAAATAAAATAAATTAAATGAGTCAGTTAGATACGTTAATACAAGAATTAGGTTGGGTTAAAGATGTTGATTATCCATCATGGGGTCACAATGAAATATATGTTAAAACAATATCAAAAGGTTATTTGCAAACAGGCGAAAAACCAAAAGATGCATATTGGAGAGTTGCAACTGCTGTAGCAAAAAGATTAGATAAACCAGCATTAGCAACTAAATTTTTTGATTACATTTGGAAAGGTTGGTTATGTTTAGCTACACCTGTTTTATCAAATACTGGAACAGATAGAGGTTTACCAATATCATGTTTTGGTATAGATGTTGGTGACAGCATATTTGAAATCGGTAATAAGAATTTAGAATTAATGTTATTAGCGAAACATGGCGGTGGTGTTGGTATTGGTATCAACATGATCAGACCTGCAGGTGCTAAAATCACAGGTAACGGTACATCCGATGGCGTTGTTCCATTTGTTAAAATTTACGATTCAACTATTCTTGCAACAAATCAAGGATCAGTTCGTAGAGGTGCCGCTTCTGTGAATATTAAAATTGAACACAAAGATTTTGAAGATTTCTTAGAAATTAGAGAACCAAAAGGTGATGTGAATAGACAATCATTAAACTTACATCAATGTGTAGTTGTTAGTGATAAATTTATGAAGAAATTAGATGAAGGTGATGCTGAAGCTCGTAGAAAATGGGGTAAACTTTTACAAAAAAGAAAAGCAACTGGTGAACCATATATTATGTTTAAAGGTAATGTAAACAAACAAAACCCTGACATGTATAAAAAGAATGGTTTAAAAGTTCATATGACTAACATTTGTTCTGAAATCGTTTTACATACTGATGAGCAACATTCATTTGTTTGTTGTTTAAGTTCATTAAACTTAGCAAAATACGATGAATGGAAAGATACCGACTTAGTTTATACATCAACAATGTTCTTAGATGGTGTATTGGAAGAATTTATCCAAAGAGCTAAGAATATGAGAGGATTTGAAAATGCTGTACGTTCTGCTGAAAGAGGTCGTGCATTAGGATTAGGTGTTTTAGGATGGCACACTTATTTACAACAAAAAGGTATTCCATTTGAAGGTTTACCTGCACAGTTTGAGACACGTAAAATCTTCTCTCAAATTAAGATTGAATCTGAAAGAGCCAGTAGAGATATGGCTAAAGAATTTGGTGAACCATTATGGTGTAAAGATTTTGGTATGCGAAATACACATTTACGTGCTGTTGCTCCTACTGTATCAAATTCTAAATTAAGTGGTAATGTTAGTAGCGGTATTGAACCATGGGCAGCAAACGTATTTACTGAACAAACAGCTAAAGGAACCTTTATCCGTAAAAACCCTGAATTAGAAAGAGTTTTACGTAAAATAGGTAAAAACACTAAAGAAGTTTGGGATCAAATTTTAGCTGATGGTGGTTCAGTATTAGGTTTAGATTTCTTGGATGATTATTGTTATATTGATACAAAGGTAGTTGAAGTAAAAGATGTTGAAGAAGCAAATCAATATAAGATAGTCCCAATTAAAGATGTTTTTAAAACATTTAAGGAAATTAACCAATTAGACTTAGTTAAACAAGCTGGAATTAGACAACAATATATTGATCAAGCGGTATCATTAAACTTGGCGTTTCCTGCGGTAGCAGAACCAAAATGGATCAATCAAGTCCATATGGAAGCGTGGAAACAAGGTGTTAAGACACTATATTATATGCGAACTGAATCGGTATTAAGAGGTGATATTGCACAACAAGCGATGAATCCAGATTGTGTTAGCTGCGAAGCATAATGGTTTATATTTATTAAAAAAAAGAAAATGTTAGAAGTAAAAAAATTTGGCGCCTCTTGGTGCGGACCTTGTAGAGCACTAGCTCCTATATTAAATGAATTAAAAGCACAATTCAAAAATGTTCCTGTTGTTGAATATGATGTTGATAACGATTTTGAAGAAGCTACAAAATATGGGATTAGATCTGTACCAACAGTAGTTGTGATTAAAGATGGTGTCGAAGTTGATAGAGTCATTGGTTTATCCAACAAAGCAAAATATGTCGGTATTTTAAACGAACACTTAGATAACTAAAAACATGAAGCCAGGACCAAAAGTCCTGGTTTTTTAATATATATAATCTTAAATAAGATACATAACCATTTTAGCTTTGTTTATATTTATTGATATGGCAGTAAAATATGGTATAGATTTTCCATTTAGTAATAGTTTGGAAGGACATTTTGTAAGAATGACTACAACCCCAGAACGTGAGGTTAGAGCCAATCTAATACATTTATTACTAACAAGAAAAGGAAGTCGTTATTTTTTACCTGATTTTGGTACTAGATTGTATCAGTACATTTTTGATCAAAATGATGTTGTTACATGGAATTTAATTGAACAAGAAATAAAAGATGCTGTTAAAACTTATATCCCAAATTTAGATATAACAAATATAACTGTAGTTTCAGCTGAGCTTGACCCTACTAATGTTGTAACATTATCAGAACAAGAAGATGAAAGATTATTCAGGGTTAATAGTGAATCAAATAATCCATATACAGCTAAAGTAAAAATAGAATATACAGTCAATAATGGTGCATTTACGTCATCAGATTTCGTAATTATTAACATATAATGAGTAAAAAAATATCATACGCAACACGAGATTTTGCGGGTTTAAGACAGGAATTAGTAACACTTACTAAAGAATATTATCCTAATTTGGTTAATAATACCAATGATGCATCTATATTCTCAGTATTATTAGATTTAAACGCTGCGGTTGCGGATAACTTACATTTTCACATTGATAGGGTTTGGCAAGAAACAATGTTAGATTTTGCACAACAAAGACAATCATTATATCATATTGCAAAAACATATGGTTTTAAATTACCGGGTAACAGACCATCGGTAGCATTATGTGATTTTTCAATTAATGTACCTGTAAACGGTGATAAAGAAGATGAAAGATATTTGGGTATTATTAAAACAGGTGCACAAATTTCAGGTGGAGGACAAACCTTTGAAACAGTTGAAGACATTGATTTTTCTGATCCATTCAATAGCGCAGGTGAACCAAATAGATTAAAAATACCAAATTTTGATTCAAACAATACATTAACATCATATACAATCACTAAAAGACAAGCAGTTGTAAATGGTGTTACTAAAATATATAGAAAGGTTATTACCGATTTAGACCAAAAACCTTTTCTTAAAATTTATTTACCTGAACAAAATGTTTTAGGTGTTACAGCCGTAATTCATAAAGAAGGTACATCATTTAGTACAAATCCAACATCTGCTGAATTTGCAACATCAACAAACAAATGGTATGAAGTGCAATCATTAATACAGGATAAAATATTTGTTCCAGATCCAACAGCAGTTTCAGATAGTCATAATTTTAAAGCAGGAAATTATGTAAATGTTACGAATAAATTTGTAACAGAAATCACACCTGAAGATTATACTTTATTGACGTTTGGTTCAGGTACAGTTGACCCATTAAGCAATTTGGACAATTATATGAATGATACAATGAAAGTTAGTTTATCATCATATCTAAATAATATTTCATTAGGTGCAGTACCAAAAACAAACACAACATTATTTGTAAAATATAGAATTGGTGGTGGTAAAGATTCTAACTTAGGTTTAGATGTTATTACAAGCGTAGATAACGTTGAATTTAATGTAAACGGTCCAAACGCATCATACAATCAACAAGTTTTAAACTCATTAAGAGTAACAAATGTAACTCCTGCAGTAGGTGGTGCTGACCAACCTTCAATTGAGGAACTTAGAAATATGATTTCTTACAATTTTGCGGCTCAAAATAGAGCTGTAACTTTAAATGACTATCGTTCATTGATTGAAACTATGCCATCAGCATATGGCGCCCCAGCTAAGGTAAACGTGATTGAAGAAAATAATAAGATTTTGGTTAAATTGATTTCATATGACCAAAATGGTAACCTAACGGAAGTGGTTTCAAATACATTAAAAAATAATGTATTGAATTATCTTTCAGGGTTTAGAATGATTAATGATTATCTAGATATTACAAGTGGTGAAGTTGTCGATTTAAGCTTACAAATGGATTTAGTTATTGATAAAAACCAAACACCAACAGATATTGTTAGAGATGCCATTTCAAAAGCAACATCATTCTTTGATGCTAGCAAGAGAAAAATGGGTGACCCATTATTTGTGGGGGATTTAATTAGAGAAATTGGACAAGTTAGTGGTGTTGTGAATGTAATTGATATTCGTGTATATAATATGGTTGGTGGTAACTATTCATCCTCTCAAGTTGCTCAAAGTTATGTGGATAACACAACGAGAGAAATTTTACAATCAGATATGACGATATATATGAAATCAAATCAAATATTTCAAATTAGATTCCCAGGAGTGGATATTCAAGTAAGAACTAAAACATTGGGAACCACTACATATTAAAAGTTTTTTTGTTTATAATAGTAGAAAATAAAGGTCTTTCTATTTATTATAAATGATGCAGAGCCGTAGAATTTCAACAAATATTGGTCAGGAACAACTTGTAACCGTGGAAATAAACCAGGATTACGATTTTCTTGAAATTTTGTCACTAAAATTTAGTCAACAAGATATATATTCATCATTTTGTGCTGACTATGGTGTTGTGTGTGGTAGAATTAGTGCTAATAATGGATTTGGATTACCTAATGCAAGAGTATCTATATTTGTACCATTATCTGATGCTGATTCACAAGATCCTGTAATTTCAGCTTTATATCCATATACTGATACAACAATTAAAGACGATAACAATTATCGTTATAATTTATTACCTGCTAGACAACAGCACAGTGGTCACTCTGCGACAGGTACATTTCCGGATCAACTAGACATTTTAAATAGAGAAGAGGTTTTAGAAGTATATGAAAAATATTACAAATACACAGTAAAAACTAACGATGCAGGTGACTTTATGATTTGGGGTGTTCCATTAGGACAACAAACCATTCATATTGATATGGATTTATCAGATATTGGTTGCTTTTCATTAAGACCATACGATTTTATTAGACAAGGTGCAGGCGTTGATAAATTCCAAAATAGTTACACATTCAAATCATCTCAAGATTTAGATTCATTACCACAAATCGTTTCATTTGAAAAAACAATTGAAGTTTATCCTTTTTGGGGTAACGAAGATTTATGTTCAATAGGTATATCAAGAGTAGATTTTGATTTATCAGATAGGGGTATTAAAATAGAACCAAAAGCATTTTTAATTGGTGGTACATTTACAGACACAGGTAAAAATTCTGTAAATAAGAATTGTACACCTAGAAAAAGAATGGGTAGAAAATGTGATTTAAGAACCAAAACAGGTAAGATTGAAGCAATCAGATTTACACCACAAAAAGAATTACAAAATGACGGCACATATCTTCCTATTTTAGAGAACTACGATTTACATGAGGACATACCTGAAGATGGTTCATTTGTATTACCATTACCAATGAATATGGATTATGTGTATACAAATGAATTTGGTGAAAATGAAATAACAAATAACCCAAATAAAGGTATTGCAACATCAGCGTGTTATAGATTTAAATTTACATTAAATGACCAAGGTAATGATAGAGCTAGAAAGTCAGCATCATATCTTGTTCCAAATATTAGAGATTATGTTGGTACAGCAGAATCAAATAAATCATATGCATTCTCAACAAATCTAAACGATTATCCAACAGTGGCAGTTTCAGCTGATCCGGTAAAAGGTATTTTGTATAGTGAATTTGGTGAATATTATCCTAAAGATTATTTCTTTAGAATGAACTATAATAAAGTTTATACTGTATCATCTTTTCATAGTGGTTATTTCAATACAGGTGCAACAGTATTCACAGCTAGAAACGATAGTTATATTGGTATTAAAGAAATTGCACCTACAGAAGATGAGGATTGTTCATCAACAGTAGAAACACCACCAGTAAATTTCGGTGTTAAGCATTATACATTTACATTATTAATCGCGGATATTCTATTGTTTTTTGAACACTTAATAAATTTAATTGTTTTTATTTTTGCAAATTCACTTATTAGAACTTTACAATTTTTAGGTGATTCAATGAATTTTCACCCAATTAAGTTTGTTGCGTGTAAAGTAAAAGAAATTGCATATTCATTGCAAGAGTCATTACAAAGACATTTATATTTAATCAATTATCCTGATTGTCAAGAATGTAATGGTGAAAATCAATTTGGTTCACAAGTAACAGGTGGAACATCATTAACATATTGTAAAGTTGCAGAAATGGGAATTAGTGGTATTAATTCTGCCACAGTTAGAAATGATTTTACAACACCATCTAATACTTGGAAAGTAATTCATAATTTAGGTATATCACATCCCAATATTCGCGTGTTTATTTATGACCCACAAACACAAAGTTATACTGAATGGATTGATTACGATTATCCAAATTCAGGTGCAACACCATCTAATTCATTTTATAAAAGTGATATATCGACTACAGGGTTTACAATTAACTTTACTGTTGATGGTAGCGGTAACACATTAAATGAAACTGGTTATGTAACTATATCATCTAATGGTACAGGACAAAGTACAATTACAAATAAAACATATTATCCATCACCAATAACATGTAGTAGTGGTACAGCAAGAGCAATTACTAATGACGCTGATTTTGTTCAAAATCAAACGAATTATTTAATGCAGTTTGATAGTACGATTGTTACACTTGATCCCACTACTGACGCATATTTTATTGTTGATTTAAATGGTAATTTAGGTTTTGTTGATAATGGTAATATATTAACATCAGCAGGTCAAACAACAGTTTATATTGTGGATAAAACAACTTTATCCGCACCAGCTATAACAACACAATTAGAAAGTGGTTGCGCGTTATATAGTAGGCCATATGATGATGCTTTGGTATCAGAATATTATATAGCACCAAATAGAACTCCAGTACATCCTACTAATTATGTTCCAGGTACAACTGTTGAGGCTACAAATATAACTAATGTTGATTTTTCACGTGTTATACCAGCTTACGATGTGTTCCCATGTACAAGATGCGATAATGTTGTTTACAAGTATGATAAAACAACAAATGATAAATTATTTACATTACCAACTAAATGGGGTTCAAATACATATCAAAGAATTACACCAACAGGTATGTCAGAATTTTCTAATGGTGTATTTTCTTTTATCCCTGGTACTCAAACAAATGCAACTGTTTATGCTATGCTTAGAGAGTATAGAAGAAGAAAAAGAGTTGGTAAAATGTTTTGTGGTGGTATCGTAAACTATGGTTTTATAGACAACTGGTTATCAGGTGTTTTATATTTCTTCCAATTTAAAGCTAATGGTGCTAAAGTTTGCGATGATGTTATAAAATACGTTCCAACAGATGGTAGTTATTATTATCGCTCAACAATATATAATTCTAACACAGATACGTATGGTTTTACATCAGGTGGAAGTAGAATTTTAGGTAGACCAACAACAATGGTTGACTTAGGACCAAGAGATGAATTTATCAAAGAAATTTGTATTGACCCAACATTAGATCCAGAATGTTCTGTTACAAGAAGTATTGGTTCAACATCATTCAAATCATTTGGTGATATTCTTGGAATGGCAATTAACTATAGATTAGATGTTAGTGAAAATACATATGATATAAATGGATTTTTCACAAATGGTGGGTTCCAAAATACATCACAAGTATTCGATGGTGATTTATTGCAATTGATATCGATAAATAATGAAGCGGGTATTGAAGAATTTGATTTACAACATCCATCTTATCTTGGTTATTCGTATCAATTCTTGGAACCAAGAGATCCTCAAGCAAAACCAATATTCCATCAAAATGGATATTATGGGCCTGTTCCAATAACATTACAATTATCTTCTGATGGAGAAAGAGTAAGAGGTTGTTTAAATGAACCAGGAAGATTAACAGAATCATCACAACCAATTCCTTTTTTCTTATGGGATAAAAAAGGTACAGGATTTGGTGGAACAAACGCATCAACATCTAATAATCAATCTTGGAATTATTCTAATGTACAAGTTCAACCTTTACAAGGTATGACATATGCATACAAATATACAAGCTCAACTGACGCAACAACAGATAGGTATTTGTTATTACCAATAACTTATGATTTTAGTGGTTATACGTTGAATACTGGTAATGTGACAAATACAATTGAATTTAATGAAGTTAGTTTAGTTGATGATCACGAAACATATGATAAGTATTATCCAGGTTACACATACTTGTATGTAACATCAGGTACAATTGCAGAACCTTTAGCTGGTAAATTATATGTTAGAGTTGGCGCTGCATTTGGTAATTCATCAATACAAGGTGTATCTATTACTAATGGTTGGGTTGAGATTGATTGGAATTATAACGATGACTTTATCATAAGACCATCACAAGATTATTATAATGGTAATGAACAAATATTGTCGACACCATTTTTATATTACTTTGGCTTAAAAGCTGGAAGTACAGCTGTAAATAAATTTGTAAAATTATTTGGCGATAAAGGAGCGTTTCCACCAATTCAATAATGGAAGAAAATAAAAACATATTATTACCTAGTAAAAAATATGCTAAAGCACCTGAAGTTGACCAAAACCTTCAAGTGAATTTAGAAAATTCACAAAATCTATTAAGATTGGGTGATAGAGATATTATTATTGATAATAACCAACAATATATAGATGAAAGAAATGCTAGTATAAAATACAAATTATTTGGTAAAATAAATGTTGTATTCAGAAATATGTATACAGGTTCAACACCATATGAATACTTAGCTGATAAGTTATATTATAATGGTGATGGTACAACAGGATTTGATGGTTATTTACCATATGATGAGTTTGCATTTTTAAGAAGAGATGTATATAGAGAATTAAATTCACCAATATCAGGTGGAATTAATTTATTAACAGGATTCACACCAAATATCACATTAACCGGTTACACAGGTCACACACCTAGTCCAATTACAGCAATTGAAGCACCATATCATAATTGGAATTTATATTTAAGTTATGTGTTTTCAGGTGATACACATTTCCCAATGAGTTACACATTATCTGGTGGTACAGATATAAATTTTACATCATCTGATGGTATACCATTTAGAGTTGTTGATATGGGCGTTGATTATGAATTAACAAGTCCAGTTCCTCATGGAATGAAACAAGGTGAACACGTTTTATTATCTGGTGGAACAACAACGTATTCAAATTATACAGGTTCAACATTTTATATTAATAGTGTTGGTAATGCAACATTTGAATCTGATAAATATGTACTTACAATTTCAAAAGCACAATTTCAAACAGGCGCAACAATAGCCAATACTACAATTGTATTAGGTAAAAGAGTTGTTGATATAAACGATATAACAGGAACGACATGTCAATATTATGTTCAAAAATTAAAAACATTAACAGATGTTAATGGTTATATAATGGATAAAGTTGGATTTGAAAGTCCAATATTTGACAATGAAAGAAAATTACTTTTTACAACTAGTAATGGTAGAGAAAATGCGGTAGCAGAAAGAAATAGACCTGAATGTGTTTTATATGATTTTAAAGATACATTCAATTTATCTGGTTTAACTAATAATTTAGGATTTACACCTACAGAAGTTTATATATGTGCAATTTTTAGAAATGGTAATGGTTATTTTAATTACCCACCTAAATCGGGATTTAAATTTAATTTCCATAATACTTGGATTGATCATCATTTCAGTGGTAATTCATCTTTAGAAAGTGGAATGACAGGAAACACATATACATTCAGCGGCGCCACAACAGGATTCACATTTACAGGTGGTACAGCTTTACCAATAGGAACAGTTTTAAATGGTGCATATGTTGAGTATAGTAAGAAAGAAATGAGTGAAAGAATAATAAGTCACGCATATCATAAAATTACTAATCCAACACATGTATTTGATTACGGACAAACAGGTAATACAACTAATTTCACGGGTGCTACTGTTAATAATCCATTTGGGTTATTTTATCAACCATACTATCCTGTTAAATTAAAACAACTTTCACCATATATTGAAACAGCTAACACTAATCAAATATATGGTTTACCTGAGAATGCGATTTTCGATGCTAAAACAAATACATGGGCTTGGAGAGATTTATACGATAATGGTTTTATAGATGGTGATGGTTATGGTACAAACTTTCCATTTGTAAATGGTCAACATTACGTTAGAACAGATTTTAATTTCTATTTGAGAAATGAAAGATATTATGAAAATAAACAAAATGGAATTATAGATTTCAATAATAAACCAATAACAGATTGCTAAATGGAAATACTTAGAAATTCTAGTGACAATACTTTAGTTATCAATCAAGAAACAAATTTATCAAATGATCTTGGTTGGGAAGAAAGTTTACAACAATTTGAAACAGAAATTTTAGATACGATTATAAATCCTATCGAGAATTATGAAACTGTTAGATATATCCATTCACCATATACATCAATAAATGGTGTTAATCAAACTGATATTTGGTTTGAATTTTATTTTTATACAGGTACTACATTTAATTTAGATTATAATTCAGTTGGTTTAACACCACATGATAATTCTTTAATGTTAAAAGATACAACAAATAGTTTCTTTAGATTAGAATTTTATAAAACACCAGGAAAAGTAATTAATAATGTTTTAACATGTGACCCACCAACTAGACAAAATAGAAAATTAGTATTCGCTAAAAATCTATCATTACCAAACGGCGAAAAGTTTTTTTATGATTTATTAAATCATTATATCCATATTCCAGTTTTTACTGGTTCAAATTATAGAAACAAAGAAAATATGTATTTGTTTTGGTTTACCGATGAATCAGTTTTAACTGAAACAAATATTAGCGGTTCAACAACAGGTAATACATTTTTTATGACTGCTAAGTTTTATAATGCTTTAGATGGTTCAATTATAGATTTCACAAATAGACAATTATGTATTGATGAAGCACAAAAAGTTAATGAACCAAACGACATGTATTATCAAGTTGATATTGATAAACGCGATTATTCATATCAAGTATACAAATATAGCGGATCAACAAGAAGTAGTATTGTTGGTAGAACGGGAAATTCAATAAAATTTTATGAGAAAGGGCCTAATATTGGTATTAATTGTATTCCACCACCATGTATTCCATCAATTAGTTACTCACCAACAGGTCAAACATTTACAGTTGGAACAGCAATAACTACATGGTCACCATCAGTTACATGTTCACCAACAGGATACACAATTACACCTACATTACCATCAGGGTTAACTTTTAATATTTCTACAGGTGATATTACAGGCACACCATTGGTGGCAGCAACTAGTACAGGTTATACTGTAACAGCTTTCACAGCTAGTGGTTATACAGGTCACACAACAATAACAATTCAAGTTAATGATGTGCCGCCTCCACCACAATATTTTAAAGCAACAGTTGGCTATGATCCATCGTCATATACAAACGCATGTAATTTTGTTAATGTTTTATCAATAACGGGTGACACATCAACATTCTGTGATTCAGTTAACTTTACTTCAAATGGATTTAGTGGATTAACTGGCGGTACATATTACATATCATATATGAATAATTACATACAAGTAAATCATACAAATGGAACTAATAGTGCTGTGAAAATATCTGGTTGTACAGCATGTTCAAATACTGTACCTGATTATTATGTAGTTAGAAATTGTCAAAATACAAATGAAACATACATTGTAAATACACCAAATACATTCTTAACAACAGGTAGTACATATACACCAACATATACACTTACATCATCAGATCATTCAGAAATATTTGACGGAGTTAAATGTTGGCAAGTAACTAATATTGTACATGAAAACGCACAATATAATGTTGCATTTGATAATTTATATAGTGGATGTAGTTTCTGTGTTGTAGCTTCATTTGTATGTTATAGTGGTACATCATTAAATGCGGCTTGTACTGGAACAACTGAAGTAACTATGTATTATCGCGGTAATTTGAGTTCATTAGGAACTATTTTATATACTGACCCATCATGTAATATTCCAGCAGAAAATAACACATACTATAATGATTTCAACGACGGTAAAATATTTAAAGTTCAATTAACACAAGATTATAATGAAGATGGTAATATTTCTAGTCATCCGACATGTCCAATAATAGTAACAACAGGCAGCACATTGTGTGCAGTTGATTTAACAACAGATAATACCGGATATCAAGTTTGTTGTGAACCAAATTACCCATCTAAAACAATAACATTCTCAGGATCAAATATATACGATGCTTCACTTATTATAAACATACCTCAAAGTTTATTGAGTGATTTTGTGGCTAATCAAGTCTTTTATGTAAAAGGTGGTGCAAATGGTCATTCATATTGGAGAAAATTCCAATTGAATGGTTCAGTTAGTCCATCTGTAACTGCCACACCATTAATCGATGCTCAAATTTGTTCAAGTTGTGTATAAACATAAACCAAATTATTTATAGTTAGTGAAAAAATCTAAATATTATATACGCAAAAACTTCAATGAATCAGGAGAACCAATAAATTCTGATTATCAATTGCCAATATATCTTGACGCAAAAGCAAAAGAATTGGGACATATGATGCCTTTTGATGGAAATGTCTACCAAACAGCTGAACCGAATGTCACCGCAAATTTTGTATATACGGTAGATGGTTCAATGTTAACAATATATAATACAACAGATTTTAGCCAATTAAAAAATAATGCTTTTCCTGAAGTTGTTTACACAATCAATTGGGGTAATGGCGATTCAAGTAGTATAACCGCAAATGGTTATACGTCTTATTCTAGTTATTCCAATCCAGGTATATATAAAATTCAAATAACGCTAGACGCACCATGGATACAAGAGAATACTTACAAATTTGTTAGTATTGAATCTGGTGGTAATACCTGTAGAATTTTAACGGAATTGAGCGAAATAATTGATGATGAAAATGGAAACTACTTAGACCAAGAACAATGTGAACCAATTTTAGGTTCATATAGAATTAATACTGAAACTAATGTAGGAATTCTTGATGAAAATACAAACAATTTGGATTACGAACACTAAACAAAATATTTATAGATTACTATGGCAGACTTAAAAATATCTCAATTACCTTCTGGATCAACAATCGATAACGATAGTATATTTGTTGTTGTAAATTCAGGTGTTACACAGAAAGTTAATTTTTCAAATTTTCCAGCAATGTCTGGAAGCGCCGGTACTGCCGGTTCATCAGGATCGTCAGGTTCTAGTGGTACTAGAGGTTCGCAAGGAGCTGACGGTGCCAATGGTAGCTCAGGTTCATCAGGAACATCAGGTAGTTCTGGTAGTAGTGGTTCATCAGGATCTAGCGGAACGTCAGGTTCTTCAGGATCATCTGGTTCAAGTGGATCATCGGGAACAAGCGGTACATCAGGCACTAGTGGTTCATCGGGATCAAGTGGAACGAGCGGTAGTTCGGGTACATCCGGAACAAGCGGTTCATCAGGTAGTAGTGGAACATCAGGAAGTTCAGGTTCATCAGGGACATCGGGTTCTAGTGGTTCGTCAGGAACTAGTGGAACATCAGGTAGTTCAGGAACAAGTGGTTTATTAGCGTTAACAGGTACACAAGTAAATGGTGTAATTACATATAACGGAACAGGTATTAATGCTACAGTACAAGATAATTTGTCATTTGATGGAACAAATTTAAATGTAACAGGTAGTGAGTATATTAGTGGAGATTTATATGTTCATGGTAATTTAACAGCACAACAATATATTGTTAGTTCATCTTACATTTATGTTACGCAATCATATTCAAGCGGTTCAACTATATCTGGTAACGACCCATCTGATATTCATCAATTTACAGGTTCATTACACATAGATAATAATTTAGTTTTTGATGATGTATCAACGTCACCAACAATAACAACAAATATATCTGGGATTACTACTACATGTACAAATCAATCTTCACCAAATTTAATATATACAATTTCTAAAACAAATGTCAAATTGGTTAGTTTCGAATATTGGGCACAAAATATTAATTCACCACATAATGGTAGAGGTGGTAATATTATAATTGCATATAGTTCAATTGGAAATACTGCTGTAATTCAAGATTTCAATACGCCTGATTTAAATTCACAAACAGCATTTTATTTTGATACAAATATTAATGGGTCAAATATTGAATTAAAAATAGGATTATATGATTTATCACAAAATAATTCATACGCTGAAACATATAATATCATATTAAACGCAAGAATAACAAAATCAATATAAATAAAAATTTAAATGTCAGCATATAACTCATCAGCATATGGATTAAAGGAAGCAAATGTGGGCGATGGTACCTATTCAATTGTAAATTCATCGATTACAAACGTTTCTTTTCCTATTGTATATAATTGCACTGGTTCAACAGCAACAACTATTGTTTTACCACAAGCTAATGTTGTATTACAAGGTGTTTTTTTTAATGTAAAAAATTCAGGTACAGGTGTTGTAACAATACAAACAATTAATAATGAAACTATAGATGGTAAATCAACAATTACTTTAAATCATTTGAATGGAACTCAAATAATGAGTGATGGTACAAATTGGTTTACTATGCTTGCAGGTTCAAGTGGAACTAGTGGTAGTTCAGGAACATCTGGATCTTCAGGTACTTCAGGAACATCAGGCACAAGTGGAACATCAGGAAGTAGTGGATCATCAGGTAGTTCAGGAAGTAGTGGTTCGAGTGGATCATCAGGGTCATCAGGAACAAGCGGTACATCAGGAACTAGTGGAACATCGGGTTCGAGTGGATCATCAGGTTCAAGTGGTTCTTCAGGATCATCTGGATCGTCAGGTTCTTCAGGAACTAGTGGTTCGTCAGGATCAAGTGGATCTAGCGGATCATCAGGCTCAAGTGGATCTTCAGGATCATCTGGATCAAGTGGAACATCAGGAAGTAGTGGATCATCAGGTAGTTCAGGAAGTAGCGGATCTACAGGAACAAGCGGTTCTTCAGGAACAAGTGGTACATCGGGTAGTAGTGGTTCAAGTGGATCTTCAGGAACATCTGGTTCTTCAGGTACATCAGGAACTAGTGGTTCTTCAGGTATTGATGGTAGTTCAGGTACGTCAGGTTCTTCAGGAACATCAGGAAGTAGTGGTTCATCAGGAACATCCGGATCTTCTGGAACAAGTGGTAATAATGGACTAGGTCTTCCTAGTAAAGTTATTTATTCGGATAAAACAGGTTGGATTTATGATAATGTAAATTTATTATCATACAAAAATTATTCATTTACAACAAACTTTGCAGATAATAATTATTCTGTAGATTTTACATTTGCATCATCACTTCAAGGAAATACAGCAAATACAATATATGATTTATCAGGTAATGTTGATATAGATATAACAAATAAATCTGTTTCAGGAATAACTATTTCAATCTACGGTGATATAACAAATGATAATAATTTTAAAAGTTATTTAACTTTAATTCATACAGGTGAAAGTAATGGTTCAGGTTCTTCAGGAACATCTGGATCTAGTGGAACATCAGGTAGCTCAGGAACAAGTGGCTCATCAGGTACGTCGGGATCATCAGGAACAAGTGGGTCATCAGGTACATCAGGAAGTAGTGGTACAAGTGGTAGTTCAGGAACATCAGGATCAAGCGGTACATCAGGTAGCTCAGGAACTAGTGGTTCTTCAGGAACAAGTGGATCTTCAGGTACGTCAGGTTCTTCAGGAACAAGTGGTAGTAGTGGAACTTCGGGTAGTTCAGGAACATCAGGTTCTAGTGGAACTAGTGGAACTTCGGGTACATCAGGTAGTTCAGGATCTAGTGGAACAAGTGGATTATTAACTTTAACAGGAACCACAACAAATGGTGTTATAACATATAACGGTACAGGTACTGATGCAACAGTACAATCAGGTTTAACTTTTAATGGAACAACATTGAATGTAAATGGTGGTGTTGTAATTTCAGGTAACTTAACAGCTCAACAATATATTGTTAGTTCATCAGTTTATTATGTTACTGAATCTACATTAAGTGGTTCAAATACATTTGGAAATACAATAGACGATACACACCAATTTACGGGTTCTGTTTACATAACTGGTTCATTAGGTGTAAATGGTAATGTTAGTGGTAGTGCTTTTTATCAAGTATCTAGTAGAACATTAAAAACAAATATCGAACCATTTAATTTGTCAGCAATTGAACTTATTAATCAAGTAAAAGTTGTCGAATTTAATTATTTGAATGATTTAAATAATAAACATATTGGTTTTATTGCTGAAGATACACCATATCAATTATCAACATTGAATAAAAATGTTATGGATACCAACTCAACAATTGGAGTGTTAATAAAAGCAATACAAGAATTATCTGCCGAAGTTAAAAAACTAAAAGGAGAATAATGTTAACAGAAGGAAAAAAAGGTTTAGTAACAATAACGGAACTTAAATCAAAAGGGTTTACTTTAAATTACGGTCAATCGGCGCCTAATGATAGTAATAAAATTATAACTAAAGATCAGGCTGTACAAATATATAATTTAAATCCAGTACCATTACAAACCTATATTTTAAATCAATTACCTCCTGAAGAAGCATTTGAAGGTGGACTTGATTGTACAGCTTGTACATCATATGATGTAACAATAACACAGGATGATATAAATGCTAGTGATGATAAAAATGTATACGTATATTATTACGGCTGTGGAGTTTATTCAGCTGATACTTTAAACTATGTATCTTTTGCATATCCAGGTACATATAAAAACTACATATGTGTTCAAAATTGCTCAAATGTTTATCCCTATGTTGGTTATCTATATGATGGCGGAGCACCAACAACAGCATTACATGGTTCATTTATAACAGCATTATCTGGTAATTGTGGTAGTATATATAAAAGTTGTACAACAGGTGGTACATTTACATATAGAGTTTCTAGCCCCGGATATAATTTTTGCAATACAAAAATAGATTTAAGTGGCTTGACGTATGGAAATGTGAGTTTATCAATTAGTGCAACCACAGTAAATTCAGAAAACGAAATTTTTGTTGGTAATTATGGTGAAAAATATGGAAATGTATACACATATGGTGCAGGAACATTTGTAAATCCAACTGGTGATACCGTTGGTTTTTATAGTTCCCAACAACAAACAACATTAGATGTTGTTGTTTATTCTTCACATTCAGGAACAACTTTTACACCATATGACATAACATTTAATGTATCTTGTCCAAGTATAGTATCATGTTCATCATCGGTAACAACCGGAACAACAGTTAGTGGTACAACATTAAATGTTACAAAAACAGGATATATAAGATATAGTACACTAGCTTCAAATAGTGTTGACATTAATATAACTACTCTTGGTACATATAGAATTAATGATTGTATTATACCAAATAGTATTAGAGCAGCAACACCACTTTCACCAACTTATTTAGCAAATTATAATAATGTTGTTTATGGTTCAACTTGCGCTGTTGTTAGTAGTGGAATAGTTAACATTACATTTAATTGTAATAATGTAAATGGGTCAGTGGTATATTGGATAGATGGTAATGGAAATAATAAAAATAAAGTATTAAATTATGGTGAAACTTTAAATGTTTGTGGTCTATATAATAGTGCATCTGGTTCCAATACAATTATAACATATGGTGCAACATGTATTTCAGTATCTGATCCAACACCAACAGATCCGTATAATTTATACAATATTTCCACAAATAGTTATGTTACATGTAGCCCAGCTTGCGATTTTTCAGTGGTAGCAACAGTTCAAGTATGGTCATATGCCACCACAATATTGGATTTGGTTAATTACCCAATTTTTTCTGATAAATTGGGGACAATTTTTGTTGGAACAGATAATTATTATAAAGTTACAAAAAACGGTGATTTTAGTTTTGGATATGCAATAACAATAAATGAATCCGGATTTGTTAACACAATCTCACAATGTTTAACTAATAAACCAGGTAAATGCGGAGGTATCTTATAAATTATGGCAAACAATACAATACAAGATATACAAACAAGCAAAAGATTTGGCCGAATTAAAAAAGTCGTTTGGTTTTCAATTACCAATACAAATGGATCATTTAATATTAATTTATATATTAAACCTAGTCAAAATGAAAACACATCAATAATAGTATTTAATCAGTCAAATAAACAAGAAAAATATAATAAAACGTATCTTAAATCAGCAACAACTAATCTTCTTACTGATAGTGTTAAAATAAATTATAATTCACAATTTGACTCAACAATATTTGGAATTAAATCAATATAAATTATGAGTTCATCATTTGACATATCTTGTCCTGTTTCTATACCAGTTTCAACCACACATGATTGTGGAGTTGATAAAACATTGTCTTGGTCGTCAAATGGTACTGTAACTAATGCACAATCTTTCACTTTTAAATATTCCTTATTAAATAATTTACAACCAAACTATGTAACGATTACACCACATGTTACAAAGTTATTTAAATTTACATTTACACCAAATACAACAAATAATGCTGATATTACCGTATATCTTAAACAAGTCATTAATGGTAATTTAACTATTCTTGCACAATGGAATTTAAATAAATTAGCTTCACCTTCTGTAAAATATTATACAATTCTTTTAGATTCTTTAACAAAAGTTGATTTAAATTTATTTTTTGATATAAAAACAAGTAACGGTACAAGTGGTAATATTACAGCAAATATTGATTGTGAACCGCAATTATATCACATTAGTTTATGTGGTGGGTTTACAACTAATAATTCAAGTCAATATTGTTTTGAATGCCCCCAAGTATTTAATTTTTACAAAAATAAAACAACTAGTAGTGGTATAAGCAATGCAATTTTTACTGATAATTTTGATTTTACATCACAACTAAGTGGTGTTTGGTATAAAGAAGATTTACAAACTGAAGTCGATGAAAATACTATTTTTACCATAAAAGGTAACAGTTCTTACACATATACAAATTCTTCACATTCTGCTACACCTGGTTTTACATTATATACTGACTGTAAAAGTGGGAGTGCAGGATCTTGTTTAACAACATATTCTGGAACAGTTATTAATGCTGATTATACTGCTACCACCCCATATGTTAAAAATGCACAAAATATTAAAGATAGTGGATTAAAATATGCTATTAAAGAATATCTAATAAAACTACCAACTAATAATAGAAAAACCACTATTACTGTTGCATATGATAATTTATATGTTGATGATATTTCTTTTGTTCTAACAGATGGTACAAATAATGATGATGTTGGGTTTTTAAGTTATCAAACACAATCAAATCCAGTAATATATAAACCAATAATTAACGAACAAAAATTTGTAGTTAATGAGGTTACTAGTCATGGATTTTTAGGTTTTATTGGAGGTAGAACATGGGCTCATAGTAAAAGTGTTGTTGCAATTACCGCGACAGGTTATATAAAAGTTAAGGTTGCATTTGGTTCACCAAAAAATAGAAATGTACAATCAATAAACTTTACCGTAACAGCAACTTGTGGTAATGAAATTTTTGGATATGATATGGGTGTTAACCCATATTCATCTTATGATTCATATTATTCGCCTGCAGCAGTAACGGCTGTATATTCGGAAACAAATATATCTGGATGGACTACAAATACATTAGTTTATAATGATGCTTTGTTATTTAGTAGAGCATTACCATATTTTTATGGTGACAACGTTAGAGCAAATCCAACACATAAAGTTTATCAAATTGGTTCTGTAATTAAAAGAACATATGGAACACATAGAAATTACAAAGTAGTAAAATGGTTTTTAGGACCTAGAAAAACATATCCAGTAATTGATGGGCCAAAAGATTGGTTATCAACCGTATTAGATAGAGACCATTTAGAAACAGTGTATTCTTGTGTTGAACCATCTATGGAAGGTGTTGGTGTTTTAAGAAAAATTATTAACACATCCGATTTACATCAACCAACAAAGTATTCATATTATTTAGGATATGCTACTAACCAACAAGATGAATCAATAGCAAGTTCTAGTGTTTTCGTAGCTTGGAATCCTAAACCATCAGTAAATTTTAGTTCTGGATACGATGGTAAATATACACCAATTACAGGTTTTCAACATATGATGACCAAGATGTCAAGATCATATGGATTTTCTATTCCTGATCCTGATTTACATGGATTTTTAAATGGTGATCAATATCTTTATTTTGCTTTTGGTATGGTTGGATTAACTTGGTTATTAAAAGCTGTTGCAAATTCTGGAGATTTTATTGGTCATCAAACTTTATGGGGTCCAAATAGTTATCAAGAACCTATGGGAGATGCTTTGTATGATGAAGGTGTTGGTTTAGATAGTGTTGTTGGTGCTAATGGAGAAGAAATAACATTATATGAAAGTCAATTTCAAGCTGCGGCGTATAGAGCAGTAGCTTGGTTTTATGTTGCATGGATTGTTGCAACATTAATTGTTATTGCCATTCAAGATAATTCAATAACTTTTGATGAGTATCCATGTAGATGGTTTAAGAAAAGATATTCCAATAAACCATTTTTAGGCGATGGAACACCAATTTATTCAACAGTAACAGGATCAACATTTGTATCTGGAACGTGGTGTGACGGTTCACATTTTTTTAATATTCCAGATGGAAGTACTGATGGAAAAATAACATCAAATAAGTTATCATATTCTGTAGATAGTGATAATAAAAAAACTTATTCATTACCAGTTTTAAACCCATCAGATTTTAGTAAACCGTTTTATATTGTTGATTTCCATAAATTATTAATGCTTTCATACACTGCGGGATATCCTGAACAATACAATACTACAGTTTATTCTAGCAACTCAATAAGCAGCGTAACAGTAACATTAGATTCATCTGTAATTGGTGATTTAAATAATTCATTACCGATTACACATGAAATTCCTGCAGGGTTATTTACATCAACAATAAGTTTAGATGATGCGAATAATCAAGCACAAGCATATTATAATACTCTTACAGGTATCACTAGTTCATCAACATATCAAAAATCAATTGCAAGTAAACCAGGTGTTGAAACTCTTGAGATGACATTTACACATGAAATAAAAGATGAAACAACACCAAATACATCTTTTTATTTTTATGATAATTCAGATTCAAATGGTTTAACAGTTGGTAAAAAACTTTATAAAGATTTTGATGGTTTATTTACAAGTTTAAATGGTTATTATAGTATCGAACAACAAAATGGTGTTTTTAAAACCATGTATAAATTGTCATATGGTGTTGTTACAGATATTTTAGTTTGGGCTAACAGTTCAGATACAACAGTTACATCACAATATATCGGTGGAACATATAATGTTGTAACTAGCAATCAAAATTTAACTAGTGATTGGTATTTAAATTCAATTATTTCTACAGGTTCAACACCTACATGGAATACACAAGATTTTTATAATAGTTGGTTTGTAGTTAAAGGTTTAGTGGATGATACAAACCAACCAAATACATTTTATCTTTATGATAATAATTTGACAGGTTCAACATTAATTAATGCTGATAGTTTAACTAGTAACTCTAATGGTGTTTATACTAGTTTAATTAATAAAAGTAGTTTTACATATTATAGTAGTCATACATTATATGTTAACTCAGAAGAAATTACAACAATTGATAATCAAAATGGTGTAAACTTTTACCTTACTGATGACAGCGCAGGAACAAATTTATCACCTTCATATGTTGGATTAACATTTGATGTAAATTTATATACAGGAAGTAGTGTTTTATATTCTGCGACAACAGTTACATTTGCAACATATTCAAGTAGTCAATTTGTTAGTTTAGATATACCAAATACTGGACATACAATAACTAGTGTTTATATAACAAGTAATTTATCACAATCATCATTTAATAAAGTTTCGTTTGTTGATAATAGTACGCATTTTAAACAAAGTACTGGTATAACTTTTTCTAATTATTATTACGGTACTCAATTTATTGTGGATTCATATGGTTATATAATGTATACTGATCAATTTGGTACAATTAAATATGAATATTATACAGAAGGAATTTATACTTTAGGAAACCCTATTATATATAATAGTTTAGCTAGTTCTGATGATAATGAATATCATTATCCACCTGCTAGTATTAGAATTTTATTTATTGGTAACGTTTTTTTACCTAAACCAGAGATTACAGTTTCTTCATTTACGAACGTAACATGTTGGAATGGAAATGACGGTACAATAACATTTAGCGCAACTAATGGTGATAATTCACCATATGAATATTCAATCGATAATACTAATTGGCAAAGTTCACCAACATTTACAGGATTAAATGGTACAACATCTTATACTGGTTATGTAAGAAATAGTGATAATACAGGATATGTTGCGCAAACTAGTGGAACAACAACATTAAGTACCACAGCACCAAGTGCAAACTATGTGATTACAAATGTGACATGTAACGGTGGTTCAAATGGTAGTATATATGTGTATAGCCCATCAGGTGGTGGAGGAACGTCATATAGTGCTTCAACAGACGGTTCAACATATTATTCAATCCCACATACATTCGGTAGTTTAACAAATGGTGCATACACAGTTTATATTAAAGATAATTTAGGTTGTGTTGCGACATCTAGTAAAACAATTACACAACCAACAGCTCTTTCAATTTCTTTAGGTAGTATTACAACACCAACTTGTTATAATTCAACAGATGGTTCATTTAGTGCAACTGCTAGTGGTGGAACATCACCATATGTTTATCAATTAAATAATGGTGCAACAGGAACAACACATTCATGGAGTTCATTA